GTAAGGTTTACGGCAGCATCTACAGTATCCCATCCGTAGTCTCCAAAGTTAGCACTTTCAATTAAGGCACCTTTTACGATCCATTCTGATACTACATCACCTACAGGACCTAATACGTTAAATGTTAAGTCTTTCTTATAGAAATCGGAGTAACCATCTCTACCAGTAACTGATTCGTGGTGTAAACGTACCCACTCCATTACTGCCTGAGCACCTGAAGGGGTGATTGGATCAAATAAGGTAAATGTAATTGGATTCCATACTGTTTTACCTTTAACGTAACGTTGTACATTAATGTGATTCAGAGCTACTTTACCTTGGTTTAAAGTTACAGCGCTTACACCTTTTACAATATAAGCTGGAAAGCCATCCATATACATAATGAACCTGTTTGGTTGTTTTGGTTCAAATGCTGTGAAAAATATTTCGTTTGGATCTAATACTGCCATTGTTGTTTATTTTATTCTATTATAAATATTTAGACTTCAAACCTATTAACTAGGGAATGTAGCTCCTGTTGGTAAAACATTAAAGTCTAAGATAATAAATTCAGCCGTTTTAGTTGGTTGTAAATAAATAGCACCAATCATTTGGTTTCTATCAACTACATCTGGAGTATTATTAGAATCATCCATTACCACTTTAAACGCATATAAACCTTGTCTTTGAACTACTGTTTATAAGTAAGGGTTTACAATTGCTAGGAAATTATTTCTTGTAGCTGCTGTATTTTGTTCAAATACTAAAGTTTGAGCTACTTGACCAATATATGATTTCAATTGAATTAATAATCTTCTAACATTTACTCTATCTAAAGCACTTGCTTGACGTTGTAATGTTTTCTGACCATATACTACCGTTCCAACACCTGGGAATGAAGCAATTGGGTTGACTTTAGCTGTGTATAAACTATCTCTATTAGCTTGAGATAACTTTCTTTCTGGGCGAATTACGGTAGTTAAACCACCTCTATTAATACCCGCCGGAGCGAACCATGGTTCAGAGGCATTGTCGTTAAACGCGTAAACTCCCGGAATCATTGCCGAAGCTGGTACCCATACTTGATCACCTAGATCTGGGTCAATTGTCTGTAACCAAGGCCAGTAAGCAGCACCGTATGATGAGTTTCTAGCTTGAGCTTGTGTTGTTGCTGCTGTAATAGTAGAAGCATAAGGAACTAAATCCATAATGTAAATACTATCACCTCTCATTTGAGTATTGTTTAGAGCAGTAGTCATTTGAGAAGTTTGAAGTGTATCAATCAAACCTGGGGTTACTAATAGGTTAAACCGGTAGTCATCTTGGTTAGATAATAAGTTCAACATATTGTTATAGTCACTGCCTACTAAACCTTGAGTATCAGTAGCGTTAATATTACCGTATAGATTCATTATTCTACCATCTGGGATTACACTACCAACACCACCTGAGAAAGTACCAGCATATGAACCTGAACCTACCTGAGGCATGGATGATGTATACTCTAATTTAGCATTTCCAGCGTTATCAAAATAATTTGGTGTTTTTGCTGTTACTGATTTTACTCTAATATATCTAGAAGCATTAGCATATGAACCAGTTATTTCAATATAATTTTCACTAACATTATAATTGTAATATTGATCACCAATTACTTTAGCGATATAATTATCTGCTTTTGGATCTAACGATAAATTAGTCCAAGATTCTAAAACGATTTTATTATTATCGTTATCATTACCTTGTCTAACTAATAGATTAAAACTACCATCTGCTTGGGAAGAGTTAGCAACTTCCCATCTGATATTATCGGATGAACCTGAGTATAGAGAACCTGAACCTCCTGGTATTAAGTTTACACCATTAGATGCTGAGTTATTAAAGATAATACCTTTATCAATAGATTCAATAGTAAAAGCTACAGAATCAGTAATATTTGCTGCTGTTAAAGTTATTACTAAATTACCAGATGGGTTACCTATATTAGCAGCAGAAACTGTAATTACATCTCCTACTGTATATCCAGTGCCTACACCGTTAGATATTATAGATGTAACTTCAACTAAAATATCATCTGTAACTAATGTAATTATTACATCAACAGTACCACCAATTGTAGAAAATGGAATTGTTAATGTATCGCCTACAACATATCCTAAACCAAGAGAGGTAACACTAATGTTTGTTACTGCACTACCTGCTACTGTTACCGTTGCTACAGCCCCAGTACCGGTACCACCACTTAAAGGTACACCTATGTAGGTAGCATTAACACCATCTGCTGTATTTGTAGTAATAGATGGTACTAAAGCGTCTACTGTATTTGTTAATTTACCATTAGCTATAGATGTTGTTATATCTAAAGTTAATGATGATCCAGTTCCACCAGTAACTGCTACACCAGAAAAAGCACCTGCTGTTCCTTTTTTACCACCACTTGTATAAGAACCTAATAAATTAGTATTTGAAAGGATTCCTCCATCTTCTGATGATGACGTTGGTACTTCTGCCGATGAATAGACCCAAGTTGAAGAACCTGATACTACACGTGTTACTAACATAGTATTACCTCCATTCTGGAAGTAGTTGTATGCTGTAATGTTAGTCATGAATGAGTATTCATCACTACCACTTTCAAATGTAGTACCAAATCTGTTTTGGTAATCTGAATATGAAGTTACTATTGTGGGAATTTCTACAGGACCTTTAACTGTAGGACCAACTATAGCAGCTCCTACTTGTACGGGCTGCTGTGTGATAAATGACTGGTCGTTTTCTCTTGCTAATACGCCAGGTGATACTAATGTTTCTGCCATTGCCTAGGAGGTTAATGTTTTATTATAAATATTAGAAGAGAATTCAAAATTTAATTGGTCTTTGTAAACTCCCCAGTCTCTATGTTAATAGAACCTTCACCATAATTATCTTGTAATTGTTGAGCAAATTTAGTTTTACGCTGCTCAAACTGTTTAAGATTTTCACTTATGGTAATTTTTTGGAGTTTAAGTGATTGAATTTGATATTCTAATTGGCCCAATTGAATCATATAATCATTCTCTTGGTTTTGAATATCTACAATTTCTTTTTT